GTAAGGTCACCAGAGGGCCTTGCAGCCTACATCGGGCGCAAGACGCATGGCACGGGCTCGATGGCATCAAAGAGTGGTGCAGCACGTCGCGGCAAGAAGCGCGGAACCTACAAGAAGCGGAGATAGCATGGCACGTCGATCCAAATGCACACCAGAAACCATTGCCAAAATCGAGCAGGGGATATCCCTTGGCATGACCTACAAGCTCGCGGCCCAATATGCTGGGATCGGCGAGTCGACCTTCTACCAGTGGGTCAAGGAAGCCGAGGCGGGTGATCCACGCAAGCGAGAGTTTGCAGAGGCATTAAATAGAGCAGAGGCTCACGGTGCTGCTGCTGCGCTGGCTTGTATTGCCAAGGCTGCCAAAGGTGGCACATGGCAGGCTGCCGCGTGGATACTGGAGCGCCGGTACGCCTACAAGCGTGAGAGCATCATGAAGCATGCCGATACCAGGGCCAAAGAGGCTGTGCAGGCTGAGACGGTTGATCCTGCGACCCAAGAGGGCCGTGAGACTATCATCGAGCAGATCAGCGAGTTGCCCGAAGAGTTGCTTCTTAGTGCCTTGAACCGTAAGGCTGTGAGCACATAGATGCGATGGCAGGAGGATCCGACCTTTTGTTCTTGGCTTGTATCGGTTGAGTATGCCGAACAGCTACCCAAGAAGATCAAGCCCATTATTAGCGATGGTCTTGTGTTGTATATGTGGGAGGCGTTTCAGCGCGGTAGAGAACTATCCAAGAGTGAGAAACCCGTTGACGCACCAAACGCTTTACGATTTTGAAATAGAGTTCGAGGGCCTGAGAATGGTCAAGCATGCCTTATGGGCACCCGATCCAGATTGGGCGTTCATTTGGCTTAGGCTGTCATTACGTGAGAGGCTTGGGTTTAGGGTGCCATCGGAGAGTGATGTTAGTTTTCTACAAGTCAGTCATTACGAGCCAAAGGAGGGGCCGGTTTTGATCTCATGGGTTGAGGCCGGTCATGCTTGAAGTTTGACCTAACGCAAATCCGCTCAGCGGTTGAATCTTACAAGTCAAATGGACTTGCTCAATATGCTTCTGAGCTTCCCGGCTTTGGGGGTATGTCTAACGGCCAAAGAGAGTTTCACGAAAACCAATATCAAAGGCGGCTTTTGATTGCCGGTAACCAGATCGGTAAAACCCGCGCGTTGGCTGCTGAGGTATGGTGGCATGCGTTGGGCAATCATCCGCTTAGGCCAGTTGCTGAGCCTCCGGTGTTGGGTTGGGTCATGTGCTCGGACTTGAAAGGAGGTTGGGCCAACTTCTCGCGCAAGCTGAGAGAGATCCAACCCCCTGGAATCATTGGAGAAAGGTGCATATACGACGATGCAAGGGGCTATACCCGCGGCGGGTCGAAAATGATTGAGTTGGTGAATGGTTCGCTTATTGTGGGCAAGTCGGGCAGTCAGGAACAAATGGCGCTTGCGGGCGCTACGATTGACTTCCTTTGCATCGATGAGTTGCCTAAGAGGGGCCATTTCTCGGAGGCCAGATCCCGCGTTGCCGTGAACAATGCGCCGGTATTTATGGGGTTTACTCCTATTGGGCGGCCTGCTGATTGGCTTAGAGATTGGGTTGAGGGCAATCCCAATACTGGCGAGGGCGCGAAAGAGAAATGGGAGATCATGCGGGTCAAGCTATCCGTGGAGAACTGCCCACATCGCGACCCTAAGAGCATTGAGGAGCAAATCGCGAGCTATGGACCTTGGGAGTATGCCCAGCGTGTTGACGGGGCTTGGGAAGGCATCACAAGCGATAGATGGATCTCCTTTACTGAAGAAAACATCTTTGACGATATTCCCAAGGGGATTGAATCCGTTGGCTTAGGTTGGGACCACGGCGAAAGGCCTGGAAGTTCGGTATGTTATCTTGTAGCCTATGACGGCTTGAGGTGTTGGGTATTGGACGAATATGTCTCACAGGAAAGAAATACGCCGTTGGATGAGGCACGCCAGATCAAAGAAATGGTTGAATCGTGGGGGCTCGACTTGTTGCAAATCGACCAAGCGAAAGGAGACTCGAACAGCGCGGGCCGTCTTGGTCTTGGCTTTAGCGTCAATCAGTTGCTCGAAAGGGCTTTCGCGGATTTATGTAAGAGTTCGAGGCCGCCGTTCCACATAGCGGTGCCCTACAAAGGCCCCGGTTCGGTGCGTGCCCGTGCTCGCTTGTTGAGTTCCGCGTGTGTCGATGGTCGTTTTAGGGTACACAAAGACTGCCACAAACTGATATCTTCATTGCGACATTGGCGAGGTGAGACGAATGGAGACTATAAGCATCCGTTTGACGCAGTTTCTTACATTTCTGAATGTTACTTATCTGAAGGCTTGACCGGAATAAGCAAGCTATTGATTACATAGGAGGCCGAAATGGCTGAAAAAAAGAAAGCTATCAAGAAAGCGAAAGCCGAGAAAGAGGAACGCAAGGGCGATGTTCGCATCGTTATCGGCGCTAAGGGCGATGTTCCGCACATCGAGGGTGTTGAGACTTGGGCTTTTGCTGGCGAAGAGGTAACCGAAAAGGGTGACCGTCGCGCAGTAGCTTACTTGACTACTCAAGAGTTGTTTACGCTTGGCTGGATTCGCCGGAAGTTCTAAATGTACGATTCAATACCGCAGGCTGCACAGCCAACAGATCCAGAAGACCAAGCGCGATGGCGCGAGCAAGGCTTACGCTACCGTTTGCTTACGGGCAAGCATGCCGACGATGTAAGGGATGAGATTGAGGATATGTTTAGCCGTGAACTTGCGGCTGACTTGGAGATCAATCCAGACCTTTCTCGGAATGCTTTTCGCCTTGTATATCAACAGCTTGCGATTGCTTATCTTGAACCGCCCCATGTTCGAGTGAGGGATCAGCCTGATGCTGACCTATCGGCAACGGTCACGCCCAAGCTGTGGGCTCAGCAACAGCAAACAAACCTCTATGCGTTGGCTATGGGTGAGACGGTTGTCCGCCTTGACTTTAAGCATTGGGTTGATGCTGATGAGGTTAGCTATCGCATGGTTCAGCCTGATCATGTTGTGATCAAGGCTATGCCAGGCCAGCCCGATGAGCCCGGTATGGTGGAAGAGTTGCGCTATCGTGATGGCGTATGGACCTATGACGTTTGGGATGTTCGCGATAAGAACGCCCCAGTTTTCCGTATCGATAAGATTGATGATAACGGTGATCGCGTTGACGCAACTGCTGAGTTCGCACCCGAACTTGCTGGCGACGGTGCTTATCCCTACCGTGCGCGTGATGGCCGACCGTTACTTCCTTACATTCTTTACCATCGCCAAGTTGGTTCGCGCCTATGGAATTGGTCTTCGGGCATGGAGATCTGCCGGGGCGCGTTGCGGCTGTGTGCCCTCTTTACGCACTGGAATGACGGCTTTGTTAATGCGGCCCACCCTCAGCGTTACGCTATTGACGTAGACACCCAGGCAGGTGTAACGCGAACGATTGGTGGAACCCCGGTCGATGTGGTTCCGGTTGACCGTAAAAGCATTCTCAAGTTCCAGAGTAAAGGGCCTGGCGGTGGTTCTCTTGGGCAGTTTACGGCTGCCATGAACCCGTTAGCAGCGATGGAAGCCTTGCGCTTATACGAGCAGGGCCTTGCTGTTTTCTCAGGGCTCAATCCGTCCGATCTTGTGGTAGGAAGCGGACAATCCGGGTATGCAATCGTCGTAAGTCGCGAGGGCCAAAAGCGATTCCAGAAGCTTATTGAGCCTGCGCTTAGGCTTGCGGATCAACAGTTGCTCGCTACGGCGGCCGCTATGGCGAACTTCTATATTCCGGGTTCTGATTTGCCTGAAGATCCGCGCGACTATTCTATTGAATACAAAGCATTGTCTCAAAGCCCACAAGAACGCCAAATTTTGGCCGAAGCGCTACAGTCGGAAATGGATATGGGTATCGTTTCCCGCATCGATGTTATGCGGCGCTTGAATCCTGAAATCGAAAGCGAGGAAGAGGCGTTAGAGCGCTTGTTGCGTATTCGCACCATGCAGCGTGACCTTGATCGCCTTGCTGCTGATGAGGGTTTGAAAGAAAAAGAGGAACCTGAAGAGGAGCCTGAAGAAGAAATAGTGCCGGAAGAACCGGACGAAAAGGAGGATGAGAATGAGTGAAGAAGCAAAGCCTGAAGGCCAAAGCAACGGTGTGACACAGCAAACGATTCTTGCAGAGCAACCCGTTCCGCACTTTCGGTTGACTGAGGAGCGCAACAAGCGCGAGCGCCTAACGCAACAAAATGGCGAGTTAGCACAACAGTTTGAGAAGCTAAAAAGCCAGTACGACGCACAACAGAAAGAGCTAAACGGCATGCGTTCGCAGCATCAACAGGAAATGTATCTTGTTGAGCAGGGCTTTAAGGCCCCAAGCGTTCGCAGGTTCTTCCGCCGCGAGTATGCTGATTCGGTTTCTGAGTTGCCTGCTGATAACCGTCCTACGTTTGAAGCTTGGTTATCTGCCAATCAGGATGATCCACTTTACTCGGTGCATTTCAACCGATTGACTCAAAGCACTGAGCCCGTAATGGAGGAGCCACAAGAGGCTGCACCTACTGGTAATGAGCAACTTATTGATGCTTTACGTGCCGCCCTTGTTGGCAATCCCGATGCAGGCGCTTCACAGCCACGCGACCACAAGAACAAAGAGTGGACTGCTGATGAGATTCGTAAGCTAAGAGCCAAGAACAAGCCCCAAGGCTCAAGCCGTGGCAAGTTGCCGAACGGCGAATTGGAACAAATTCTTAGCGATTGGCGATCAAAAGGTATAATCAAGTAACTTGACACCGATGTGTAAATATCGGTACAAAGAAGCAAGAGCCGCCCCACGCGACCGGATGCGATAGTTCTGTAAGGCTCAGAAAACAAAATTATCAAATCTTAAGCTACAGGTGTATCCATGGCTAATGAAGTTCTTTATTCCGATCTTGTATCGAACGGCGGCGCTGTAGCCGAAGTTCTTTCTGCTCTTGTTGTAGATCAACTCTACGATCCCACTGATTTGCGTTCTGTTTGCCAGCGCATTGATTACTCGACTTTTGGCTCTACTGCTATGGCAGTTACCATGGACGCAACGCCTTCCGCGTTTGCTTCCACTAATGAGGACGCATCGGTCGCAAACAGCGCTTACACCACAAGCGAGTTTCAGCTTTCCGTAAGCAAGTATGCTTTGGCCTATGAGTTGACCGACCTTGTTGGCGTTTCTGGTAGCCCCATCGACTTGGATCGCATCGTCCGTACTCTTACGGCTGGCGTTTCCTTGACCATGACTGACTTGATTTGTACGCTGTTTGGAAGTCTTTCTAACTCAGTCGGAACAAGTGGCGTGAACCTTTCGGTTGATGACATTTATTCTGCACAGTTCCAACTGAACACTTCCGCTATGAATGGCCCATATACAGCCGTTTTGGCACCCGTACAAATGAACGATTTCAGATCGTCTTTGCGCTCGGAAACCGGTGCTATTCAGTTTGAGGCTGCCTCTGCTGATATGCTGGCTACTAAAGGCCCCGGATTCCAAGGAAGCTGGAACGGCATCGAGTTCTACCAGAGCGATAGCGTGGTAAGCACAGGCGGCAACCGTCAGGGTGCCATGTTCGGTCAAGGATGCTTTGCTTACACAATGGCACCCGTTTCCTTGATTCAAGGTCACATTCCCCAGCAAAACATTCTTGTTGATGCTGGCGAACTTTTGGTCGAGTTGGTTCGTGATGGATATGGCGGCCAATCGGGCGCTGTGGCTCACATGTACCCAGGCGTTATTGAGCGTGAAGATGCTCGCGGCGTTCTGATTGCAACTGACGCTTAGTCACTATTCTTGTCGGCCCCGGCTGGATCGTTGAACGTGCAACGGTTTGGCCGGGGTTTGGCCTGATTCCACAAGGAGGAAATCATGCGTGATAATATCGAACTAAATCAACCCGAAAGAGAGGTTGACGTAATCAAGAAGCGGGAAGGCTTGCCGGTTTCACCGAAGAACAAGCCAGGGATGAAGTTTATCTACATTCATTATCCGCAATCGTGGTCATTCTGCACCAAGCGTGGGTTTATCCCAAGGCTATCGAAAATCTACGCCAAGCCCGGTGTGAACGGTGTTGATAAGAATGGCGACATGACTTTGACGCTCGCGCATGTTGAGAAGAAAGGCGGCACTGTCATCAACCCCAAGGATCAACGCCTTGGTGACTACGCTAACTATGTGCACTTCTATAAGACTCGCACAGGCGGCAAGTGGTACGTTGATTTCTGCCAAAAAGCCGTGGTTCTACCAAACGATCAAATCATTTGGAACGATTCGGAAATCGAAGAACCGCTAAGAGATTTTTCTAAGTTCATTCTCGATGCAAAGATTGTAAAGCCTATTCTGAAAGAGGTTTACATTCAGATGATTGAGGCCGAACGCGCCAAGCTCGACAATCTTTATGGTCGTCTGGATCGCAACCCACACTTGAAGGTAAAAGCCGATGAGTGTGAGGAACGCATTCTTGCGATGGAAGAGTTTTGGGAAAAGACCCAAACAAAAATGGAAAAAACTGCTAAAACAAAGGCTGTTGAGCCTGTAAGAGGTATTGAATGAGCGCCAAAGAAAAGAACATGATTGCGGCTGCACGCAAATCGGTGCGGGCTCTTGGTGAGTCTTTGCGGCTTGCGAGCATGGAACTCGATCCTGTTTTTCAGAAATCCATGATAAAAGGATGCGCTTCAGATGCTCAATCTTTGGCGAAGGCTCTTGGTTACAAGGCCCCAGCAAAGAAGAAAGCCCCTGCAAAGGCGAAGAAATGAGCGAAACAATTGGAAGGCGTGAGCAGATTGAGCGTATGATTGGCCAAATGGTCAAGTCGGGTCAAAAGCCTGAATACGCACGCAAGGTTGCTCGCGAACAAGCGATCAAACAAGACAAGCGCGATCAGCGCAAATAAACACAAACAACAGAGGTTGAAATGTCATTCGACGGGAAAAACCCATTTAAAATTGTACGCCAAACCTGGAACCCAGGCGGCTATGAGATCGAAACGCTTGGCGCAGCTAAAACACTAACGCACTCGGACGCCCAAATGTTGGGCCTTGACCCAGGCGGTTCAGCACGCACGATTACTTTGCCAGCACCACGCAAGGGCGCTTGGTTTTGGATCTTCAATCGTGCCGATGGCGCGGAAAATCTTCTGATTGCCCAAGCCGACGATTCGACTACGCTTGCTACAGTGAACCAAAACGAAAGCGCAATTGTCTTTTGTGCGGCTGATGCTGCTGATGCCAGCGCAAGCGGCTGGTCTTTGCTCGCTGTTGTACCTATCAATCTGAGCTAATCGAATGAGTGAAACGCTTTACAGCGCTCGATGGTTTGGCCCGACTCTCATCGAACAAGGAAAGGATCAAACTTTCGACGTTTCGATTGAGAGATCGGGGTCAGCTACGTCCATTACGTCCGGCACTACCACAATCTTTAAGCCAGGCGGCGAGAAGCTTGTGGATGCCGTGGCGGGAACGGTTTCAAGTGGCACCTATACGTCTGCAACGATTGCGGCGGCCACAACAAGCGGCGAGACTGTAGGGCCGCGCTATCTGATCCAAGTCGATCTCTTGATTGGTGGCAAAACCTATACATTCTACAATGATGCGGTTCTTTGTGTTGCTCGACTCTACCCACCTGTTGGCCAAACGGATCTTGTAGAACGCCATAGCGAGGCCGCTAATCTGCTCGGATCGGCGGTTACTTCATTGCAGCAGTACATCGATCAGGCTTGGCGCGACATTACCGTTAGGCTGTATACCGATGGCGTTCCTTTCTGGAAGTGGCGTACACCAAGCGCTTTGCGTGGTGTGTTGATGGCACACGCATTTGAGATCCTGTTTTGGGATTACTCCAC